CTCCATCTCTTCATCGATCTCTTGGTGGATTCGCCGAATCTGGGACTCGTCTTCCTCACGAATCACTTCATCATACTCATACCACTCTCTAAACCGATCCATCGATTTGTCATGCCCGAACGCTTCGTCATAATCTTCAAACTCATCTTTGAGATCCTGTAGTAAATCCGCGTACTCTTTATCTGGAAGATCATCATCTTCCAAGTGACGCATTTTCACGTACCCCCGGGATCGTGCAGCCTCCCTAGTCCTCTGTTTCAAGGCACGTAGGGACTCAATCGCAGCAAGTTTAGCGGCGCGTCGCTCACGCTTCGCTTTCTGTTCTTGCGTCGAAAGTGCATTCCCGTGTCCGGCTGCTGACTTTGGGACGGTGGGAGTGGCACCTATCTGTAATTTGCCACTCAGTTCATTGATCTCTTCATCGGTCATCTTTGCAAAATCTGACACAATGCTTGAGGAGGGAGCCTCGTCTTTCGACGAGGAGGACACTGGTTGTGCACTTGCATATTTCACTGCAAATTCAGTACGGTCCATAGTGTTGAAATCCAACATCATGTCATACTCCGGGAGACCTTTTTCGCCTCGCCGACGCATGACTTCAACCATCAAATCAACATCTTTCTCATCCATCGTTACCTCCTCTACTCCAAACTGATCAGTGGACTCTGTTGCGCTCTTCCACTTGAATAGTGAGTGCAACAACAATGCCACGTCGGAGTAGAACCAACCACCTGATATATAACAGCCACGAATCCGGTCCAAAAGGTGTTGAGCTGGTTTGTCTCTCTGGCCAGGTAGTACCAAAGAAACCAAAAAGGAGGTGGGATCGGGCGGGACCATGACGAGTCGACCCTTGCAGGGGGTGACCTGCAACCCCAAGAATTTGACAGCCAAACCTTTGACTGCAATCTCCTGGGGATCGGTAATCACCCACTGCAACTGGCCCACGTACTGGTCACCGTCCCATGCCACATCCTTAAACTCATATCCAAACACAACACGGATTCGGTTGATAGCGTCTTTCAGCAACAAGTGGAAGTCAGCCAATTTTTGATACTGTGACTGTCCAACCAAATGTCGCACCTCAGCTTGCATATAGGCTGAGTTGGCCAAATTCACGAGAGTCGTTCCCGGTATACCCGATATCAACGAGTTCGACTTTCGCACGCAATATGGGCCCCCAACATGCAACGAGTGCTCAAAGGACTTCAACACAGTCCATGTGAAAGCATTCATCTGCTGACGGGTCATCTTGTCCGCCACCTGTTTGGCCACCAGGCGGCACACCCAGGTGGCACACGACCCCTGGGTTGACATATCCATTGCGCTCACATCAGGACCAATCACTACTAGCTTCTTCTCCTG